GGAAGAAAGGGAGGAAAGGACCGTTAACAAACAAATCCCTGGGTATAAACTGTACATCTTTAATGATGAAGCAGGGCGTATTCAGACCGCACTTGAAGGAGGTTGGCAATTTGTACATCCCGATGAGGTGGGCGGTGTTGGAGAGAGAGTAACGTCAGGTAATACTGACCTAGGAGATAAAGTTAGGTTCCTTGTAGGAACATCCGAGAAAGGCGATGGAGCTTATGCTTACCTGCTTAAAATTAAGCAAGAATGGTGGGAAGAAGATCAAGCTGCTTCGCAAGAACGTAATGACTTGGTAGATGATGCTATCCGTAGTGGAACAAATGCTAAAACTGGAACTACTTCAGAGGGCTTTTATACACCACGTGAAGGTATTAAATATCAAACTCGATAAATCTAAAAGGAGTCTTTTAAATGGCTAACGCAAATACCCCTCGTGGGTTGTCTCCAGTAGGAACAATTACTGGCGCAGCTTACAACGAACAGGGTCGTCTTTACGCTATTGCTAACGATGCTTCTAACACATACGCTATTGGCGATGTTGTTAAAGTAGCTGGTGGCAGTGACAGTAATGGCGTTCCTTACGCAACAAAAGCAGCATCAACAGATACACCAGTAGGTGTTATTGTTGGTATCCGTGTTTCTGATCCTGGTACATCTCTAGTAGGTACTACTTTGGCTCTTAACACAATCTATCTACCAAAAAGCTCTGGCTTACGCTATGTGTTTGTTGTAGATGATCCTGCTGTTATTTTCCAAGTAGAATCTGATGCTACAGGTGTGGCAGCTGCTGATGTGTTTAAAAACACAGGTCTTACAATCACAGCTGATCAAACATCACTAGCTCAATCTGCTCCATTATCAAGCACTGTTGTAGATGCTGCTTCAATCAAAGCTATTGGTACTTCTGGTTCATTGGCATTGCCATTGCAAATCATTGGTCTAGAGCAAATTGAAAACAATGCTGCTGGTGCTTATGCTAATGTCTTGGTTAAATGGAACAAACATCAGTTCCTAAACCCAGTTGGCACTGCTTAATTTTTAGGAGAATAATATGGCTGGTATAATTACAACAGCAAGTCACCCTAAGGCTCTCTGGCCTGGGATCAAGGCTTGGTGGGGTCAAGTTTATGACGAACATGCGACAGAATATGACAAATTGTTCGATTCAGATACTTCATCTCAAAACTATGAAGAAGACGTACAACTAACAGGTTTTGGTCTAGCACCTCGCAAATCTGAAGGTTCAGGCGTTTCTTATGACTCAGAGATCCAAGGCTTTACTACTCGTTACACACACGTTGCCTATGCTTTAGGTTACATCGTAACGAAAGAAGAGTTGGATGATAACTTGTATGAGCAAGTGTCTCGTCGTCGTGCTGCTGCACTAGCAATGTCTTTCCGTCAAACGAAAGAGAATATTGGTGCTAACGTTTACAATCGTGCTTTTAATGCTACTTATACAGGTGGTGACGGTGTGGCATTATGTGCTACAAACCATCCTAACGTATCAGGTGGTACTTTTGCAAACAAACCAGCAGTAGACGCTGACTTGTCAGAAGCTTCTTTAGAAGATGCATTGATTGCAATCATGGGTTTCCAAAATGACCGTGGTTTGCTAATCAACGTAATGCCTCGCTCTTTAGTGGTAGCTCGTCAAAACTGGTACAATGCAAATCGTATCTTAAAATCTACATACACTCCAGGTTCTGCCGACAACTCTATCAACGTGTTGAAAGCAACTAACGCATTACCAGAAGGCATCGTAATGAACCATTACTTGACTTCTCCAAATGCATGGTTTGTACGTACGAATATCCAAAACGGTTTGAAATACTATAGCCGTGTTGGTATTCAATTCGACCAAGACAATGACTTCGATACCATGAATGCGAAAGCAAAAGGTTACGAGCGTTATTCATTCGGTTGGACAGACCCTCGTGCAATTTATGGCGTTAACGGTCCGTAATTAGGTTAAGGGGCAGGAGGCTTAAAAAGCTTTCGTAAGTCCCCTCCTATTATTGTAAAGGAATAAGTATGTCATATCCGATTCAAGAAGCAAAGGGCAAACGCCCACCAGTATCACCAATTAAAAAGAAATAAATTATTATCTAGGAATCCCGCTTATACAGACTGTCCTAGCAGACGTTATAGAGACGGTATAAGCTAAGTGCTATAACACAAAAAGGAATTTAAAAATGGCAAATACACATTTTAGTGGTCCAGTTAACTCAACAAATGGTTTCGTGGGCGATATCACTGGCGATATCACTGGTAACGTAACTGGTAATCTTACAGGTAACGTAATTGGTAACGTAACTGGTAACGTAACAGGCAATCTTACAGGTAAAGTATCATCTACAACTGCAACATCAGCAACATTGGGCGCAATTGCCAATGCTGTTAATACAACAGGCAAAGTTTTAGGCACAACACTTTACAACACAACAACTAAGACATTCTATGTGGCGCAAGGTCCAGCAACAGCCGCTGTATGGATTGATGCTGCTGATGGTACAACTACAATTTCACCAGCGTAATTAGGAGGTCAACATGGCTAATGTAACCTCAATTCAAATCCTAGAAGATGGCGACCGTAATGTGGTTGCTAAACTTGTAGGTAAATTAGATACAAGTAATGTATCTTTATCAACACTATTAGATCCAGCAACACTAGCAGCAGTTAATGCTTCAACAATGAATCCACAACAAGCAACTACTTTAGCTATAGAGACAGTTACTTTTGATATTCAAGATGGATTAGTTCTTGGGTTATTCTGGGATGCTGATGTAGATGTACCTATCTGGTACTTCTCAGGTCGTGATAAGATGAACATGGAATTTACTACATTCTTGCAAAACAATGCAGGTACTGGTAAAACAGGTAAAATCTTATATAATACGGATGGTTGGACTTCAGGTACTTTGTACTTTACAATGGTAATTCAATGTATTAAACAGTGGTCTTAATACCTAACTAGTTTATCATGATTACTACACAAACAAAAGTAAAAGAAATGTCTATATCTGCTGTAATTACTAGAGCAGACGGGACTGTTGAGGACTTGGGTGCTATTCAATACTGGCACTCAAATCCCATTAAACGTATTATTTGGAGAATTAAAACATGGCTACAGTCTTAGTTAATACTGGTAAGGCAATTGTAACTAATTACTTAGCTGGCGGAGCTGCTACACAACCTAAGTATATTGGTTGGGGAACAGGTGCTGGTACAGCTGCTATTACAGATACAACCTTATTTACAGAGAACGGATCTAGAACAACTGGTACAACTACACAAGTTACAACAACTACCACAAACGATACCTTCCAAGTAGTAGGCACTTTAACAGCTGGTTCTGGTTTGACCATTACTAATGCTGGTACTTTTGATGCTGTCTCTTCTGGTAACTTGTTTGTTAAAGGTGACTTCACTGGTTTAGCTTTAGCTAGTGGTGACTCAATTCAGTTTACTATTAAAACTCAATTTAGTTAATGGCACTTAATGGTACCGATATTAATAGAGTTGCAATTAATGATGGTGACAATGTAACTTTACAGCCATCGTTAACTGCAAGCTCTACTAGTACAAGTCTGTTTGTCAAAGGACTTGGTAAGTTCATATCTGTTGTTCAAGCAAGCACTGCGCTTATAGTTAAGAGTATTTCTACAACTAAGAGTGCAGTATCTACTTCTACTAGTAGTATCACTAGAACTGTAGGTAAGCTTCTTACAACCCTTTCTACAAGTTTAGCTACCTTTGCTAAAAGCTTGTCTAAAATAATGAGTGCTACAAGCACCTCTGTTGTTACTTTCGTTAAAGCCTTAAGTCTTACTTTAACAGTAGTAGAAACAGTTATTGCTTCATTGTCAAAAATAGCAAATCATTACTTGACTTTATTAGCAAATTCTGGTATAATAGTATCTATAATTAAAACTATTAATAGTATTATTACTACTATAAGTACTAATACAGTTAGTATAATAAAACAAGTTAATAAGATATTAACTAATACAGTAACAAGTATAGTTACTATAATTACAGCTTCTTTTTATTATAAAGTTTTATCTGTAGTTTCAACTGTAACAACCACTCTAGATAAGTTAATATTAAAGCTTCTTAAAGCTACATCGAGTGTCACAGCAATACTAGCTAAGGTTAGACTTGTGACGTTAAGTGTAGTATCTAATGTTCTAGCAGTCCTAATACCAAACTTCATATACTTTGTAGGTCTTCTTAGCAAGATCTATATTTATGCTGAAGATAGACGTAGGTCTGTTAGTCTTACAAAATTCCGTAAAATCGTTGTAGACAAAGTAAGAACTGTCTTCATTACTAAGGATGATCTAGTATGAGTGGTAACTTCTCATATAAATTAACTACTGAGAATGAGCTCTTTACATTCGACTTTAGTCCAATTTTAACAGCCGTTGAAACTATATCAACAGCAACATGCACAGTTCAAGTTCGAGATGGTTCTGATCCTAACCCTAATGCTATTAAGGTTGGGACTCCTGCTATTGATGGTCCTCTTGTAGTTCAACGTATCTACGCAGGTATCAATGGAGTTATCTATCGTCTTGAGATGACTGTAACAACAAGCCTAACTAATACCTATACCTTAGTTGGTGATGTAGCCGTGTTCTTACCTATCGAGGTATAAACGTGAGCTATACCCCACGCTATGATCATGGAGACTGGATTGCAGATTGTGATATCTGTGGTCGCAAGTACAAAGCAAGTCAGTTAATCAAACGCTGGGATGGGTTGATGTGTTGTGAGGATGACTGGGAAATCCGTCAACCACAAGACTTTGTTCGAGGAGTGGCAGATACTCAGATTGCTCCTTGGCTTCGCCCTGAACCTACATCT